TCAGATGGAAACTATGAACAAACTTATACACGGTATGCTGATGCAGAAGAAGCATCTCTACACTATTTAGATGATGATTGTGTAGAAATCTACAAAATAGAGCTTTATGAAGAAAAGGTAATATAATGTTTACACTAAAAGAAAATACTTTCTTTGGAACACCTAAAACCCAAGAAGAACTAAATAAAATATTAGAAGACCTTGGGCAAGTAGGTGTATTAGGTGCTATGTATATGCATAATTTTATTGCAGATCAATACAAGCAAGGTAATGTAACACTGGAGAATCAAGATGGGATTCAGCCCTAGAATGTATGAAGTGCATCTTTGGATGCAAGATGAAGAAGGTTACTACTGGTGGGAACCTGAAGGCGGTGCTTATGAAACTTTTGATAAGGCTCATGGGTGGTATGAAAAGTATAAAGCAGGTGGATACGATGTTCGTATTGTTGAAACTAAAATCTTAAAGGCTTGGGAAGATGGAAAAGAATACAAATAAAGTAAAAAATCTTAGACAGGTAAATCATCAGCAAGTAATAATTAAAATTGATGATGCCCATGACTTGTCTGTTGTGTCTTTAGATGGTAAACCTGAAATAGCAATTTTAGGGCCAGAAGGCGTAATGCATGATACGGTAGAACCAATAAGTAATGTAAGACAACTTGTACACTACTTGGCAAAATATTTCGGAGGAATACAACGATGAAAGCAGCTGTGTATTGGAATCTGCACAAGAATATTTTCTCAATTCAGTCCCGAGAGAAAGAGAACTACGGTAAAGTAGTATCTCATAAAGACTCTGTAGTAGTAGGTCTACCAAAGTTTGTTGTACGACAAGCTGGACGAGAGAAAGTATTAAAACAAAAATCAAAGAATGTACATGCCTTTGTTGTTGGCAAATTAGAACTTGATTTCTTGTTTTTTAACTTAGGTCCAGGGCGACTTGTGACCTATAACCCTTATAAATACAATAGCTTTGTGATGGCTGACACTAAAGAACCAATTGAAGAAGGAACTTTAGTTAGGCTTAGAACTCACGAAGGTAAACCAGTTATGGAGTTATACTAATGAAAACCGATAGTGTTTGGAAGGTTTTTACTGTAGATATTAGACATATGCCTTGGGCAGAGATTGAAGTCTATGGTAATATCACTGAAGGAGGTGGTTATGATGATGAGCCACTTTGGAGGGATGTAGAAATTACTGATATCTGGAGCTTAGATAAACACTCAAAAGTTCCAGAGAGAGTCTATAAATATCTCATAAAAGAATATGGTGAGTACTTTGAACAGGAGTTGTCTGATGAGTACGACAGATGGTAATGATGACTGGGTTTTACTAGAAGACCAGTATGAAGAAAGAGCAGCTATCTTAGAGTATGACGCAGGTTATACTCGTTATGAGGCAGAACAGTTAGCAGCTCAAATGTATGGCTTTGAAAACAAGTCAGCATTAAAGAAACATGTGCAAAAATTAAAGGCAAAAGAAAATGAGCATAATGTATCACGTTGAAATCGGAGGTGTCGAAGTACTTGTAACCAACTCTTGGCAACAAGCAATCGATTTATGGGCATTTGAAAGATCAGTTGGTAAGTTGGGTCAAATTGTTGCTAACTATAAAAATAAAGAAAAGATAATGAAGACCCATGAGGATATCGCTCATTGGTCTAAATTTCTTTTAGACAATAACTATAACAGAGTAGAAAAGAGGCTTATGACTGAATTAGCTTTTGAACAAGAAGATGATGGTATGACAATAGTAGACGTTAAAGATGATATACGTTTCCGTGATGAAATTCCTGATCTTATGGGTAAAGTATTTGGAGGTTCTGAAAAGTTTAAAGAAAATCTAGACTTTCATGGAAACTTTGAAGAAATGTCTTCAGAAGAACAAGATCAAATCATTAACCCTAAACACTACAAAATGATTCCTAAAGAAGCATATGCTGCTCATCCAGAAGGTTTAGAGTATATGGATCTTATGGAGTATATTCTTGCTCATCACAATGGTGTTGAATCTCACTTATTAGGCCAAGTATTTAAGTATGCTTGTCGTTTAGGGAAGAAGGACGCCAAACTTCAAGATGCTAAGAAAATCGCTTGGTATGCAAATAGACTAGTCGAGGTAATCAAAAATGAAGGATCAGGAAATTCTTGATAAACTAACCACTGTATCAGATCTTATAAATGAAGAATTTAAAGATTGGAATCGATACGAAAGTAGTATGTATATGGCTTATGGGCCTAGTATGCTAACTGTAATGGAAACTCTTAAAGAATTAAGAAAATACTTTGAAAGTCATGCTAAGTTTGAGAAGGAGCTTAGAGAAGCTTATGATGAAGGTTGGCCTGATTTTGTAGATGGAGATATCGTATGATTGATTTAAAATTCTTTCAATCAGTAGGAATCCCTGTATATACAGTAGATGAAGAAGGTATTAAAGAAATGATGACAGAAGAAGATGCTTGGAAAATTGAACAAGAACGTCAGTTAGCTAGAGTCAAACCTGATCTAGAAAAAGTTTTAGAGGGGTTAAACACAGCAAAACATTATCTACATGAAACTTCTGAATATGAGTCAGAATTGCTTGATAATGTATGTGATAGTATCCAAGAAAATATCAATCTAATTGAAGGGCTTATCAGTGATTAAAAAATTTGAGCAAGCATATATACGCCGAATGGCCCGTATGTATAGGGATTTTCATAATGATATGTCTATACGTGCAGCCGTGCATAAAGCGTACGAAGCTTATGAAATCTATCGAGAAACAGAAGTGGAGATAATGTATGAAGAATCCAAGCGCACTTGAAGACTTAGAGTTTAATATTGAAGGTGGTTCTTACTCTGAACTAGCAGATGCTTTACAATATTGGGCAACACTATTCTGGGAAGGAACCCTTGAAGACTCTTATGGAGATTGCCTTGCATATCTTCTTTATAACATGTCAAAGGAAATGAGACAAGTAAATGAGACTAGTATTTGATATTGAAGCTGATAACTTACTACCTAAGTTGTCAAAGTTTCATTGTGCAGGTGCTATCGATATCGATACAGGAGAAGAATACTGGTTTATGAATGAGGAAGATGATTTCGTAAACTTTATTAGTCTATTGTATAAGGCAGACGTTGTTGTAGCTCATAATGCTTTTGGATACGACATCCCTGCTTTAAAAAAGTTGGCCCATTTTATGGGCCGCTCCTTTAATATCGATAATAATAAAGTACAGTGTACAAAAGTAATGAGCCAAGTCCTTAACTATCGTAGGTTCGGGTTTGGTCACTCTTTAAAGCAATGGGGTGAATTCTTCAAAGATTATAAGGGTGACTATCAAGGTGGTTTCGAAGAGTTTAACATGGAAATGTTTGACTATATGAAACAAGACGTTAGACTTGGTGTTAAAGTTTATAAGTATCTTTTAAAAGAACTTAAGGCTTATATCGGTAAACATAATTCTAAAGATATACTTTCGGCTTTACGGTCTGAAATGGAACTTGATAGAATTATGACAGAACAGTGTGAGAATGGTTGGCTCTTTAATAAAGAAGAAGCTAAAGAACTTGTTAATACGATTGATACAAAAATGGTAGAGATTACTAACTTTGTCAATCCGCTATTATCAGGTAAAGCAGTTGTTGTTGACCCCGATACGCAACGTGAACATGAACCAATTACAGGTAAACGTTATGCGAAAGAAAAAACTCCAACTTACACGAAAGCAGGAAAGATCGCTGCCCACACTATCAACTGGTTTGGGGATGACATGGGCAGTACTATTGATGATTCCAAAATCATGGGAGCTTACTGTAGGGTTAGCTTTGAGTCTGGTGATATTGGTAACACTGATACGGTTAAGTCTTATTTGGGAACAATTGGCTGGAAACCAGACGAATGGAACTGGAAGAGGGTTGATGGACAATTCGTTAAAGTCTCAGCAAAACTCACAGATAGTTCATTGGAACCACTTGGAGATGTAGGTAAGGCTCTTATGGAGTACTATACTTTACGTTCTCGTAAATCAATTTTGGAGGGTTGGTTTGATCACATCGATAATAATTCTCGTTTACATGGTGATGTCTTCAATATTGGTACGCCTACTTTTAGACAGACTCATAAAATCATTGCCAACTTACCTTCAGGAAAGGCCACACTTGGTCCCGAATTTCGTAGACTTTTTGTTTCTCCTCGTGGGTATAAGTTGGTTAGTGCTGATAGTGCTGCTTGTCAGTTAAGACTTTTAGCACATTACATGAACGATCATCAGATGAATGCGGATATTATTGGCTGTACAAGAAACGAAGCTAAGCGATTTATCTTTGCTTATCTTTATGGTGCTGGCGCTCAAAAGCTTAGTGGCTATATTAACAAGTCTGTTAATGAAACTAAGAACGCTATTGCCAAATATAAACGGGCTTTACCTAAACTAGTTCAACTTGTAGACAAGTGTAATAAAGCTATTGAAACAAGAGGCTATATCTATGGCCTTGATGGTCGTCCTATTAAGTTAAGCAGAGATGAAAGACACAAATCTCTTAATTATCTTATTCAGGGTGCCGAAGCAGTAGTTATGAAGTACACAGTTCAAATGATAGATGAAAAGCTTAATGCTGCAGGTATTGAGTTTAAACATTTATTATTTTATCATGATGAGCATACAGTCGAGGTAAAGGAAACTCAAGCAGAGCAAGCTCGTGATATTATTATCGAGTGTTTCGAAGAAGCACCTAAGAAAGTTGGTATTAATATTATGACTTGTGGAGACTGTAAAATAGGAGATGACTATTATGAAGTACACTGATGATGAGCATGAGTATGAGTATGAAGTTTGGTTTTTAAATGCAAAAGAACCAAAGCGCTATGGTCATTATGAAAAGGACGAAGCAGAGTATGAAGCTGCACTGTTATCTGAGATATGGACACCTGTTGAACTTCGTGTAATTAAAATTACAAAAACACTAGATAACGTAGTTAAATATAGCTAAGTAATGATTACTATGAAGTCCACTAAAATTCATAAAGTAAATCCTGTTGCTAAAAGCTTAAGTAATCCTAAGTATAGGCAACAGGTCATTCCTAACAAAAAGAAAGTAACTAAACCAAAGCATAAAAAGGATGAAATAAATGGTCAACAGGACTAAGGGCTTAGTTAAGTTGCGTAATGGCAAAATATTGCCCTATGTAGAAGGTAAAGAGTATAGCGATATGGTAGTTAAGGTTTGGTATCAAGACCATATTCGCCCAATGAGTAGAGAGGAACGTAATCGTGCAAAAGAACGAGAAAACGCAAACAGAACAAGTAAACGAACTTCTAAATCGAATAGAAGAAAAGGTAGACAAGCTAGCTAAACAACTAGGTATATGTGTATCATGTGGAAATTCCTCAAAAGAGGACTTTTGCGAATTCTGTTTAAATGAGGAGTAAACATGAAAGTTTATGAGTTAGAGTCTCACATTATGGACTGTTGGGCAGTTTGTGATGATATTGAAACAATCTTTAAACAAGTAGGGGATGGTGAAACTGAACCTACTCCAGATGAAATAATGAATGCTTTATTAGGTATAAAGCAACTTTATCACTGGAAATTTGAACAGCTTTTTAACAAGTTTGAGGATCTTTGTTGTGAAGAACAAAGAAAAATGACAGGAGAAAATAATGCCAACAACACCTAGTGAAACCCTTATTCGTAATGCTTTTGATGAATTTTGGGAAAATGCCAAACTTTTTGGTTGGGAAATTGATTATAAGCTAAAGTCTGAAATAGAGACCGTTGAAGAAGATCTTGTAAAAAGTCTTGAACCTTACAAAGATAAATACGAGTGGGAAGAAGAATGGAGAGACATTAAAGAAGAAGTTTATGACGATGGATACTGGAATGGTCATGAAGACGGTGAAAGTTCTGGTTGGGATATTGGCCACGAAGAGGGTTATAATGAAGCTAAAGCGGAGTGTGAACATTGTACTCAGTAGAGTTTGAAAAAGATTCAGCAGTAATAACAGTATTATCTGAAGATGATTCCCAAGAAGATGTTGAAGTAATCATCGGAGATAATGACGTAGTATTTGTTCGGCAATACCAAGAGTATAAGAATGAATATGATGTTATTGTTATGACATGGCAGCAGTTGAAAGACATTGCTGCTGCTA